ATGTTAAGTGACTCAAAAATTAGAAGTGCAAAACCGAAAGAAAAGCTTTATAGGCTTGGTGATTCCGATGGTTTGTGTGTTGAAATAAAACCTAATGGCAAGAAGTATTGGCGCTATCGTTTTCAATGGCTCAAAAAAACACAAATGATGAGCTTAGGTGAATACCCTATTGTGGGATTAGCTGAAGCCCGTACTAAAAGAGATGAAGCTAAATCTTTAGTTGCAAGCGGTATAAATCCAGTTGAAGAAAAAGAAAACCAAAAAAAGGCTAAATCTGATGAGTATGACAATAGGGTTCTCTTTAAACATGTTGCTGCAGAATATAAAGCAGAAAAATTAAATAATCGTTCAGAAAGGTATCAAGAAGCTTTTCAACGCGCCTTAGATAAAGATATTTTAAAAGTTATTGGTGATAAGGATATTAAAGAAGTCACCTCAGCAGACGTTTTGACTATCATGAAAAAGACGATTGCACGAGTTAAGCGTCAAAAAAACCATGGTACTGGCGAAGTGTCAGCAATTCAAAATCGTACTTTTATTGGCGGCGTAATGCGTTATGCAATCGCCACACTTAGAGCCGACTATGATCCAACCTATGCCGTTAAAAACGTTGTAGAACGTCCCGAAATAGAACATGCCAGACCCATGGAAAAATATGAGGCTGTGCAACTTAGAAATAAATTAAATAGCTATGGTGGATCTACTACAGTTAAAAATGCTGGCCTTGTAATGCTCTACTCTATGCTCAGGACTATCGAGATCCGCCGCATGAAATGGGAATATGTTGATTTTGAAGCTAGAACAATTACATTCCCAAAAGAGATGATGAAAAAGAAACGTATTCATATCGTTCCTATGTCTGACCAAGTTTTTAATATTCTTCAAGAACAGCGCAACATTGTAGGTAATCGTGAATATGTTTTTCCAGCCATCTATCAAGATGGGATGCTCTCCGCTACTACAATGAATAAAATGCTCGATTACATTGGCTTGTCTGATGTCACTGCTCATGACTTTCGTGCCACTGCATCAACCTTGTTAAATGAAAAGGATTACGATGACAAATGGATTGAAAAACAATTAGCGCATGCAGATGGTAATAAAACTAGGGCCACATATAACCATGCCAAATATTTAGAAAGCAGGCGAAAAATGCTACAGGACTGGGCTAATATTGTGGATAGCTGGGCGGTTTAACCGCCTTGCTTCTTCTGAAAATGCCACCAGACTTTTTTATAATAAACTTCGTCACGCAAGAAATTAATTTTTAATTCGTTGCCATTGAGGTCATAAATTTTAGTGACCTCTCCTTTCTTATCTAGATCTGCTAATAGATCTGCAACGCGAGAATATGCATGATAATGAATTTTGATTAACTGTGAAGACATAACAATAATTCAAAGTAATTTTAATAATGATACATCAATCCATCGTTCAAGTAAGTTAAGTGTATTGCGCAAATTTATGCTCATATTTGCTTAATATTGATATTTTTGCGCAAAATTATTCTCAGAAGAAAAAGGCTATTTTAATTACTCTTCTATTTTTTGATACAAAATGCCAATCAAACATAAATGTTATTTTTTCTCTAGTTACTATTTTTCAATAACTTAAATTAATATCGAGAAGTTGGCCAAATACTGCAGCTGCTTTGGCCAACCTTAGGTAGTTGGTACAAAATGTCAATTAACAACACACTGTACGCAAATGCTGACTCTAATATTATTTTTGATCGTATGGGCTGTGCAGCCCGATAATAGAATACACAGCACAGTAATAATCGAAGCAAACTTAGTTCGCTTACTGTGAAAGATTTTCATGCTAGCCGATCCGGTTAGCAATCCAGCCATAGAAAAACTGCTCTTGGCTTGGATTACGCTCACAGATTTCAATATAGCGCTGCCCTTGCATGATATTAAGAACTCGCACAAGCACTTTTTCGCCATCTTTCCCGCGCTTGGCCAAATAGATTTTTAGAGCATTTAGGGTAGCTGGGCCATAAATCCCATCTACCGTAAGATCTGGCCAACCGCCTTTGCCTTGATTATTCAGCAAATTCAAAGCACGTTGTAAAAGTGGTTTAGCAAATCCGGTACCGCAATTAACACCAGTATCTAAAAGCTCTTCAGCTACTGCAGAAGAAACAGCATTCACCTGGTCAAAACGCGGAGCCGTCCAATAGTTTTTGCGATAAATAGACTTGGCGACATCAAGCGGCAAATCCTTCATGTTCCCTTTATATCCGTTTGCTCGAGCAACTGCTTCAGTAATACCGTATTTAGTAGCACCACCACGATCAGCAGGGTTATTTACATAACCACCTTCACGTTTAATAAGTTCTTCAAGATATTGTTCAATGTTCATTTTACTTTCCTTCAGATGTAAAAAAAACCGCCCGAAGGCGGCATTAACTGTTTTCAATGTCTTTTCTGGCTTTCTTAAACTCTTTGATCACTTCAACGATCGTTTTACCTTCCTGTTTATCTATAAAATTAAAAATCCAACGGACTAAAGCCCAACCGGGTAAACCACAAACAAAGAAGAACCCACCTAGAGCAATCATCCCCCATACATCAGTAACCCATTCATGAAGTCCCCACTTCACAATAATGAATGAGCCGCCAGCCAAACTTGATACAACCGTACAGATCAAGCCCACTGCCCACTCTTGTGGTGAGCGTGGCATACGAGTCATTAATACAACTGCTGCAACCAAACCGACTGCTAAAGTCACCATGATTGCAATCCCATATAATTTTAAAAGTGCTGTAAAACCGCTAGTGGAAACTGGTTCCATTAATTTCTCCAGAAAAAAACCGCTAAAAAGCGTTAGTTGTTCGTTGTCCAATCCATCATTGGACAGATCATAAAAAAGCACCCGAATTGGGTGCTCAAAGTTCTTTTAAGGTTTAAAGGGTTTGTAAGATTTTCCCTCCGTTAATCAATTGAGTTGTTAGAGGTGCCACCCCAACAATTGCAGGTCCACCCGGCCCTGGCTGGCCTTCAGTTGTGCCATGGTATTGCCAGTTCCATGTTCCATCATTGGTAGATTTGGTGCCGCGCTGGCCCCAGTTTCCACCATCACCTGATAATGGAGACCCATAACGGTCATTTTGGGTTTGGTAACCTTTACCGGGTACCGAAGCTTCAGCATCAGTGATTTTCATAACCAATAAATAACTCTCCAGATAGAGGCGATAATCTTGTGAGTCATTTGAAATCGGCTGTCCAGTCATGACCCGACCAAATGGTGCTCCAGCACCACCAGGAATTCCCTGAACCCCATAAGATGATCCAGTGTAAATACCACTTGGTGTTGCTCCACCACCTGAGCCACCTCGAGCTAACGTCCCTCCATCGATAATCAGGTTTAGTTTGCTGTGTCGATTCAATAAACCGGGTGCTCCCTGAAACCCATCACGCCGGGTTTTGGTAAAATTGAAGTCTGAATCTTTTTCCCAATCTCCGTAAGCTAGATGTGGCAACCCGCCATCTCCACCACGTCCAACAACAGCACCTTTAATAGTCAAATTTACCACGAGATCAGGTGGGAACTCCCCTGTATCTATCGCTGGTAATTCAGTTGCAGCAGGAACGATATACTCTCGTTTTGCAGGACTAGATTTGTAGTCGAATTTATAGACAAATCTGGTTTCCGGTCGATAAGAACTTGAACTTGAAACCAGTGCACCTGCTTCAACTACAAAACTGATTTCTCCAGTCGTTGGTAAATCCCCTCTTTGCATCTGATATAAACGTGCCAGATTAATATCCAGCTGGTCATATCGAATGTAAATCGGTGAATCATCAACCGGCACATCAATAAAGTCCTTGTCATTGAGGTAATAACGTTCATCGTAATTAATTGCAGTAATGGTATTAGAGAACTGGTCAGCTGGTTCTCTTTTTGCAACCAGATAAGGCAGTGAGCCCTTGGTATCGTCATTAACTACGGTGTAGATAGTATTCACAAAGTCATCGGGACTAAGCTTTAAGGCCCCGTTCGGTAAACGCCCTAAAACTACTTTGTTCTTGGCTGAACCCGGCGTAACGGGAATCAGGTCCACGGTACCATCCCCCATTTGCAGATAGATCACATAGCTCTTGCCTGCAATGAAATCGACATCATGGCTTAGGGTGAGAATTAAACCTTCTTGCTGTACCACCTCGCCGCTTTGATGAATACCATTGCGATAATCCGCTACAGCAATCCGGTCACGTAAAACCAGTAATTCTGATTCTGGTGCCGCATCAAAAGTAATGGATTTGCGCTGGAAGCGAAGCTTGTTCCAAAGCCGGTACGCATTAAAATGAGCTTGCCACTTGTTACGCACACCTACAGATTTCACCTCTTTGGGGTTCTTGGCCCCTTTATCCGGTAGATAGATATTGATACGACTATCGTCGGCCGGATCCGTGTATTCATAGATCAGTCCGTCGTAGTCATTCATCACGCCAAAGGTCAGGTCATGCTTGTAACTATCCGGAATGATATTCCTGAAGTTAAACAGCATTACCGAGTTATCAGTTGGACGTTCAAAATAAAGCTTGAGCTTATTGTTTTGCCGATATGCGGTACAAAATACGGCATCACAAAGATTGGTAACCAGCTCTTCAAAAGATAGGTTTGTATCATCAATAGTGGTACAGAACTCAGCCGCTAGCGGCGTACCAAAATAATCAACTACATCGTTATAAGTCCGATAAATGTTTTCAAGATCAATCTCATCAATCGTACGGCGGCCTATCTTGTCATCCAGTGCCATTGAAACCAGTGCATCAGCAAAGCTTGATGTTGGAAATAGCTCTGTCGTCATTGCCCCATTTTTATAAGTCGGCAACATTCGCTGAAGATCGAAATTGATCTTACGGGACTTAACAGATAAAGCTCCAGTGGTTGCATAAGTACGCGCACGAAAAACCGTTTCATGCTCATATACTGTGCTTTGCAAAGGATAAGCACCGTAAAGCGCCTGCCACTTTACTTCATCTACTACCGTTGTAACCGCTGGTGTTGGAGTTAAACGGCGTGCACGGACACTACAGCGACCCTGAAATGTCACCATGTCCAGCGTTGCACCAACGGTCTGACGTGACTTTGCCGAACCCTTTAGAATAATCTGCTTCAGCATTGGATTGCCAATGGCTGCACCAGATTCATTAACCGGCGTTACTTCAACTTCAATCGTGACGTTTACAGCTCCCTGATTTCCACCTGAAGAAACTGTGTAAAGTCCATTACTAGCAACAAAGTTACATAGCACTCGGCTACGTTCAATATTGTCGAGAATGAATGGACCAATCCACTTCTCGCCAATAGATGAAAGCTTTGGAGATAAAGCACCAGTTTGCTGATTTGATAATTCCTTTAGCTTTAGCCAGTTGGGGTTTACCGCAGCCGGATTAGACAATGCCATACGGTCATCAGCTACCGATAGAACGCTATATGTACCGTTTAAATCATAAGTCTGGCCGTTGTAAGTAAACGAAGCATTTGTGATTTCTACCCGGTCATTACTAACAAACTTAGTTGTTAAATCAGTATTGTTTGCAGATGCACGCAGGATCTCATTTGGATAGGCAAAAAGAAGATAGTTGGTACCTTCCAAGCTTTGAGTATCTGCCGGACGCAAGATCTGGCCATTCACCGAGTTTTGATGCTGAACCGTTAAGGGTGGAGTTGTAATTTCGGTACCAAGTGAAAAATATGGCTCACCCGAAACAATATCTACACCTGGTCGAAAGACCTCTACCGATGCCCCAGCAATATCAACGATATTGGTTTCACCGTCATAAGCACCATTAATTTTATAGTGACCACGACCTATACAACCGACAAGATGTTCAACCTCAACGTTGTTTTCATAAACCTTGTAAGGTACAGCAATCAGATCAGGGGTATCGTGAGCGGCACCATAAATATCTGCGATACGACCATTTACGCGAGTTTTATTTTCACGGTTTGATAATTCGTTATTTGCAGACGAGGATTGATTGTTATTCTGGTTGGTTTGGGTAATTGATGGTACTGGCATTAATAATGCAACAGCCACACCCATAACTATAGAAGCAACCACTATCCAAGCTAGAGTTATGGGGTCCATACCCTTGGGATTCTCAATTACAATGAAAGTGCCTGGTAAGAAATCGAGCTGCTTTAATTCATATGCATTCTTCGGCGTGACTTCATTCGCAAATGAAATTTCCGCATGATCCATATTGCTTGTGGTATGAAAAATACGGACATGCTCAGGCATATGGTCATATTTTGAAGTAAGCCATTGACCCAAAGTTTCGGCGTGTTCAATTGTTTTGTCTTCGGATAAAGGGTCTTGTTTATAAATAATCTTAATCATAGAAACTCACACGATTAAATCCAAATGCTTGAACGACTTGAATTGGCATCCATGAAACGCCTGATTCCTGCAAATGCAAAATACGCCCCAAACGAAAAAGCCCCACATGTGGGGGCTTGTTTCGGTATCTAGAGTGAAAGGCGACTATGCAGCCTTCCTTAGGCATAGGCAATGGATTTAGTAACTTCAATCTTGATGGCAGAAATACCTTCTCTTTGACGGGCTTCATAAAAAACTCAAGCGCCTCTCCTCGATCAATATCATATAGATCCATTGCAGCTTCATGCGCGAAGTGAACACAGTTGTAGTATTCCTCGTCATATTGCTTATCGAGCAAATGATCGTGACTCTTCATATAGCCCCCTTCAAACCACTAAAACGATCCAGTGCAAAGATATCTCCAGTCTTCGCAGTATTTAATCTTGGTGATTCAGCCTTGAATGTCACAGCTTTATGATTCATGGCAACACTGGAGAGTTGTAGACCTAGTAGATAAAACATTGGTGTATTCAAGTTATCTGAACTATAAAGGCGGTAATTTACGGTCGGCTTTACATTAGAATATTGCCCCTCAATTACCCGTTCAAACTCATCCGGCAAAATATCACCAAGCCCAGATATTGAAACGGTCAAAGTCTGGTCCAGATCACCGAGCATTCCGGATCTTTGAATTGTCATTGGTAGGTATTCGTAAAATACTTGCCCCGCGCCTTCATTGTGCTGAACATACACTCCACGGTCATCATTACGTACCACCCGGTAAGTATTCATAAAAGAAGGGTGTGAGAGTTCAATACATTCCAGTTGATAAACATCTACTTTTCGATTGAAAAAGAATTTGGCATATTCGTTATCCATTAGACCTCCCAATCTTTGATAAGTGCCTGATCAGCGATAAGGTTAGGCTGGTTTTGAACAACTTCGAGCTGTGCATTTACCCGGTAAAGGTTGCCATTCACTTCATTGGTCTTGAACGAGTTTGGAATGAAATTGCATAGATATTGCTGACGTGTTCCCTGATCAATGACCAGATCCGCATAGAATGAGGCTGGCTTATTCTGGTAGACCCGCCAGAAAGCCATCATTTTATTAAAATCGGATTTACTTAAATTCCAGTTCACATCGACAATATGACTATTACGTTTTACATCGATGTAATAGCGACCACGACCGCCATCCATCTGCTGACGTTTCACATCATCACCCGGTGTTACGCCATAGCCGCTGGTCTGAGGATTTAGCTTTAACTTGTACATAACTTTCCTTCAGGCAATAAAAAACCGACCTTTAATTAGGTCGGTTTCTATGATTTTAACGCTAGTATTATGGTATCTAACTTCCATATTAAGATGGGGATGGAGATCATTAATACTGATTTACCTACATCCCACCAAGTATATTTATCATTCATCGAACTACCTCTATCAACTTTGCAAAAGCATTAATAATGTTCGAAAACTGCCAAAGAAAAATTCCCAATAAGATAGATCCTGTTACTTTTACAAAACCATATTTTTCCATAGTTGCCTCTACATATTTTAAAATCACTGCTATAATTTCAGGCATAGTAATACTTCTCCTTAACTTTGCTCGGTTGAGTTGAATTGAAAACCTCAGTGCGCCAACACTGGGGTTTTTGCTTTTTTAAGTGCCCTTATTGTTTCATTTCAAAAAAATGTCATTTATTCATTTTTCCTACTATGGAAAACATAGGCATAAAAAAACCACCCGAAGGTGGTCCTTTCATAATATTGGCTGTCAATAGGCTTTAGAAGAGACTAGGAGTTGACACTGTCAACAGCTCTTCTCTCTTATACCGGCATCTTTAAACGGTTTTACTTACACTCCATTAACATTACTCTCCTTATACCTGTAACTTTAAAACTATCGATTCCGTCTTGCTGTCGTATTCTCAGTCAAAGACCGACTAATAGTTGAGTTTGGATTTGCGATTTGATCACTTACAAGCTTCGGTACCGTTCTCGGAAGCTGCTTATCCAGTTCATCTTTAACAATGATCCGGACTGTTTGCTCGTCCAGTTGTTCGGCTTCAACTGTCGCCCCACTCACCTGATTAATCACTTCAATTTTGAAATTGATTGTCGATGAAGCCGGCTCAATTGAAGGCATAATCTCAGCTTGAGGGCGTGAAGTACCTCCTAAAGTAAAGTCCTGAACATCATCCAGATTTGAACGATCCTGAACTAAACCATTGGATGAGAAGTAGACCTTGCCATCATGGAATAAGTCAGAATTTGCCGAAGAAGCTAACTTAGGTGTGTCTCTATTACCCTTATAGATAATCTGAGTATCTTGAACCGGTTGATTAAAGATGTCAGCTTGCTTTTGGCTTTCAATAAAGGCACTAGAGCTCATCATTGCACGGCGCATGACACTATCTGCCGAGGCATTGTTATTGAGAAAAGCTTCAGGGTTTGCACTCTTACGCATTTTCTCAACTAAACCAACACCGCCCCAACGTTTAATGTCTTCTTGGGACCATACAATCTCGCCTTTGTGCACAGCTCCAGCAACTTCATATTTCCCACCTCGACCCGTGTAACCACCTTCAGCAAAGCCTTGATCTTTGATTGCCCGGATGTTTGCAATAATGCTAGCCCCTTGAGCAACTGCCCCAGCAATCAACGGTAAGTTAAGAGGAAAACCAGCTTTTGAAGCTGCTGCAATATTTTGCTGAATCGCAATACCAGCAGCTGCAATCGCATACGCTTTATCAGCAGCAAACATGATCTTGTATGCTTTAGATTGCTCTCCAAACATTGAACCAAACATCGATGTGAGTGAACCCATCATTTGGCCACCAAATGCAATTTGAGTGTTCAAGCGATCTTGCTGATACTTATCTTCAATATCCTGAGCATTCTGAGCATATTCGGCAGCAATCTGATTGCGTTGGTCCTGAGCAGCTTGAATGATTGCTGTTTTCTGGTTTTCATAATCCTGCTGCTTAATAAGCCCTGCTTCGAATTGAGCGTTCAAACCATCTAAAGAGTTTTGCTCATTCAGGTCGGTAGCAGCAAATTGACTATCTGCTAAATCATTTGCAGCATTTAAACGGCTAGATCGTTCTTGATCTAGTCTATAGAACTCACCACTGCCATTCATATCAGCTTGAATACCACCCCATGCTTGACCAGCTTTTGCTGCACGATCAAGTGCTTCTAATCGTTCTTGATCACGTGATAATGCCAGTCGCTTACGTTTTTCCTCCTCATCTTTTACTGTTTTAGCAATTTCTTCTCGCTCCAATCGGTAGCGTTCTTGCATTGCCTCAGTTTCTGAAAGCAAGAATAATTTAGCTTGAAACAAACGTTGCTCTTGAGCAAGTTTTAGTAATCCTAACTCTTGCTGCTTTTGCAATTTCAGGCCATCTAAAGCAACCTGTCTTTGATCCTCAGAGAGTTTGCCTTCAGCAACTAATCGCAAAGAATTGGTTTCATATGTGTAATCAAGCTTTTGTTCTTCAGTCCACTTATAACCATTTACTTCAAAATCAAATTGCTTCTGAGCTAACTTTTCTTCAGCATCAAAACGCTCTTTAATTTTAGGGAGTAAATCCATCTGCCCTAAAAGCGTAGCTTTATTGATTTCCTCCTCACGTCTTTTGCTTCTAGCAACTGCTTCTGAATCATAAGTAATCTGTAATTGTTTGATTTCCTCTTGGGTTTTTGCAAAATCTCTCAAGTAAGAGCCAAACTCTTTTGATGAGATATCACCAGCAGAATAGCCATTAATACCAGCCATATAACTTTGATAGTCTTTCCAGTATTGATCATTATTTTTACCAATACCCTTACCCTTCATTACATTGCCTTCACCTGCATGATATGCACGTACAGCCTTCTCTAAATCGCCTTTAAAAAGTTTCAAAAGATAAGACATGTACTTAGCAGCACCTTCAGCAGACTGTGCTAAATCAGTGCGGTCTTTTACGCCATATTGCTTGGCAGTACCTTCGAGAAACTGAAATCCACCAGTGGCCCCGGTTTCTTTGTTATAGGCTTTTGCATTACCTCGAGATTCGATCATATGAATCGCGGATAATGTTCCTGATGGAAGTTTGTATTTAGACTCTAGATCTGCAAAGCCGAATTTTGAAGCATTTGCTAGGACTTTCGCATTTACATTTAGTACTTTTTGCTGATTTTTTAAAGCTTTATTCTGCTCATTAATTGCAGCAGTAGCCTCGTCTCGCAATGCATTTACCTTTTGATGCATTTCCCATTGTTGATGTAAAACTTGAAGTTGTTCTTTAGATAATTTGACCTCTCGTCCAATCTCATTTTCCTTTCGCCAAGCTAAAGTAAAATCAGCAAAATCTTTTGCTCCAGCTTCTCCAAGTAGTTGTTTGTTACGTATATAGTTGTTAATCCAATATTGGTCATCAAGCATAGATTTGTTAGCATTTTCACGTAATTTCTTGAGTTTCTGTTCTGCAGTTTCAGCTGCGGTTCCAGTATTCTCTAAAGCATCCGCTTGCTTTTGATGCTGAATTGCCGCATTTTGTGCTTCATTACCTCCAAGTTTCACCTCAACTCTTAATAATTTAAGTTTCTCAGCTGATAAACTTGCTTTAGATGCATTGTCATCATACTGCGCAGCCTGTTTTTTCAGATTTTCATATAGATCTGTAGGCAACTTAATTTTATTTAGACGTTCAATGGCTTCTGTATAGCTGATAGTTCCAGTTCTCGCTTCTTGGGAAATTTTTTCAACCTCCCTATTTCCTCGTGCATAGTTCTCGATATCAATTAATGCAGACCCTACAGCACGCGATGATTTCTCTAATGCTTTATTTTGTGCATTAAAAGCAGTAGTTAAATCATTAACTGCTTTAGCCTTATCATTGCCAGTTAATTTTTTTAACTCCTCATCAGCTTTCTCAGCAACTTTAGCTTGTTCAGCAAGCTTTTGCTTTGCCTCCTCTGCCTTATTATTAAAATAAGAATAGGCTGCCGCTAATCCCATTACTCCTAATGTTGCAACTCCAGCCCACCCACCAATTAATCCAAACGCCCCTTTAGCTAGTCTCCCTGCAATTGAAGTTGCAGTATTTAGCTTAATTTGAGCTGCTGTTTGTGCATTTGTAGCAGCAGTTACTGCTGCCTGTGCTTGTGCGTATCGAGTTGCTGCCGCTGTTGCGCCAAATTTAGCTTGGGTTTCTGCATTTGTTGCTCGCACATTCGCGAGATGAGCTTTTGCTGCATTCAAAGCAGCGGTAGCTTCTGCATATTCTGCTTGAGCATTTAATACAGATGCTTGGCGGCTCGCTAAAGTTGAAGCCATTCCCTCTTTAATAGCAGCGCTCTTCATCAAAATTGCACGAGTGATATATCCAATACCAACTACTAAAGCCCCATCAGCAATTAAATCTAAATTACTTGCAAGAGTTTGAACTGATCCAGCTAATACCTGTGCCGCACCACTTCCCTTACTTGCTTCGCCAACAAATTTTGTGATCTCGTTGTTTAGGAGTGTGAGAGACTGCCCGATTGTAATATCAGTTTTAGCAAATAATGCATCTACATCATTTTGAACATTTTTAAGCGCTTTAACGATTTCTTGTGAAGTAATTTTTCCTTCAGCCGCAACTGAACGCAACTCTCCTACGGTGATCCCCATACCTTGAGCAATAGCCTTTGCTAATGCCGGGGTTTGCTCCATTACAGAATTAAGCTCTTCACCACGCAACGTTCCGCTTGCCAAAGCCTGCCCAAACTGAACTAAAGCTGCATCAGCAGCTTCTGCACTTGCACCACTAATTGCTACAGCTTTAGAAACTGTTTCAGTTAAACGTGCTGTGTCATCCATTGTGAGGTTTAAAGTTTTGGCATTATCACTAAAACGCTGGTAGACCTGTAAAACAGAATCCCATGCTGAATAGGTTTTTTGTGCGATCTGGAATGTATCTTCAGTCGCTTTATTCAATTCAGCCTGATTATTAGTAACGAGCTTTAGACGGTTCTGAAGGCCTGTATAAGTGTCCATTTTAGATATAGCTGCACCCACCGTTACTAGGCCAGCCATGTGTCCTGCTAAAGCTCTAGTAGCTACAGATAAGCTGTCCATAGACTTAGATGCAAACTCACCTTTACGTTCAATGCTAACAAGTTCATTGCCTAGATTACGCGCATTACGTTCAGCATTTTGCGAATCAATAACAATGACCAAACGGGATTCTTGTGCCATCTTTACTTTCCTCTAGGCATTAAAAAACCCACTCAAATGAGTGGGCTCTGTTTAATTTAAAAATAATTACTAAGCTGGGCAGTTAAACCAGTTCGGTCGTGCTAGAAATCTTTGTCCATTAGACATGGCTATCACCGAACAGTCTGCATCGATCAACGGCTCATTTTGTAGGTTCCTGAAATCCAACAATCTAGCAATATCTCGCGCTGCTTCATTCGCTTTCACTACTAAGTGTGAGTAATACGCGAACTTCTTCACATCAAGCATTTTTACAGCAAGCAGAACTGGAACGATTTCATCATTTTCTATGATGACTGCTTCAGTAAGTTTGCGAACCAGCTCATAGGCATCTTTATCAAATAAAGGATCTTGAGGTTTCTTTTCCTCTGGTTTTGCCTTTAAATCCATAACTTCTAAATAATGCTTAGCATCTTCAAAGTGAATCGCTCTCAATTCTCGGTAACTTGCTGAGTATTTAAAGTGATTCTTTAAGCGACTCCACATTTGCACAATCAAATTTTTATTACCTTTTGCTCTTGTATGAACAATGTTATAAAGAATGCCAGCTTGTTCTGGTGAGATAGTTTGTTTTCCATTAAGCAACCATTCCATCACAAGTGAATCATAGGCACGAATTACCATTAAATGAAATTTAGGGCTAATCCACATTGCATATGCATAAACTAGTTCTTTTACTCCAAATGTCCCAACTCCATTGACCACTTTTACAGCACTCCTCATATTTGAGGGGTGGTCGTTTTCTGAGCTTCTCATATTTGAGAAGCTGTCGATTTCTTTGATTAATTCTTGCGTTTGCTCATTACGCAAAAAGTTAGCAGGCTTATGTTTAGCCAAGTCTCCACTAGCCTTGTGAAGGTCATTCAAGCAATAACGCCCATCTTCATCTTGGCGAATAGTAAATTCACCAATAACTAATGGCTTATTATTTGGATTTAAAAAGTTTTGTGTTAAATTAGACATGTTGTCTTTCCTGTAGATTGCGACATCAATTAAGCCCTGTCCGCCAAGATCATGGGCTTTTTTGTTGCCTATTGATTTCATGCTTTCGCACTCTCTCGCGTTAGTTTCTTTTTAAGCTCTTCAAAATGTCTCACTAAGTAGTTATTCAGAGAGCGCCCTTCTTTCTTTGCCTGCTCTAACAAAAACTCTTTTAGCTCCTCAGGCATCCGCGTATTCATTTGTACAACATTCATAATTTCTCCTTTATAGTCTCACATCAAATGTTAGCGTTTTGCTATGTTAGCAATATGCTAATATTGATGTCAATATTTTTTGATAGCATAATGCTAACAACCTTCAATTTAGTTGTAATATAATGGCTGATATTCAATTTAATCTACGCATTCCAGAGGAATTGAAAGAAAAGATTAAGCAAGCCGCAACTGAGAGTGGCCGATCAATTAATGCTGAAGCTCAATACAGGCTTGAGCAAAGCTTTGAATTACCACGTTCAATCAATATGGAAAAAGTGCTGCGTTTTATTGATGCTGTTAACGCTTTAGAAAGAATTGAAAAATTGGAAAAGGAATTGGATTCTTTAAAAAAAATAGAATAAGTTCAATATAATTACCACTATATGAAAAAGCACCCTAGGGTGCTTTTTAACTACTGGATTTCTGCACGACATCAATACAATTTAAATAATACCTAGCAGCAAATTCATTAAGCTGTTCTTTCTTTATTGATGGAGTTGAATAACTTGGTTGTGAGTAAGCATCTCGTATAATCGTTCTTATCAGACGTTCATCCTCTTTACTTTTCATACTATCAGAAGATTTAAGCATTATCGATAACGAGGTGCCTTTCTGCTTTTCTGCCATAATGCTTTCAGCGATATCCATCCATCCTCGACAAAACTTTTCACTTTTTTCTTCTTCAGCTTGTTTTGGAAATGGGCTCGCGTTCCCCAAAAACGGCAAGAAAACCAAACCTAATAAAACTATCTTTCTCATAAAAACCTACTTATAAACTTTTCTTAGTTTCAACAATTAAAGCACCTTAAAGTGCTCTATTTATTTCGATTTGCTTGCTTGCACTGAATGTACCAATTGTTTGCAAATTCAGTTATTGCTTCCGCCTTATACTCTTCTGATCCAAACTTTGGTTCTTTATAGGCTTCCTCGACCATCATCTCCATTAACCTTTTGAAATCCCTGCTTGGTTTGATACTCTCTATCATCTCCATTTGTCTAACCACAGAAACCCCTTCTTGCCTAAAGAGCATGACATTTTCAGCAAGTTTATTCACATCTCTACAGTGTTTATCATTAGTATCGGCTGAGTGAGTTACAAATGATGCTGTGAGTAAAAATGCAAGTGGTAGTAGCTTTTTCATCAGTTACTTCCTTACATACTCTGGAAATTCTTTTAATAAACTATTACAAATCTTATTCTTCCCGTCTTTTTTTACATTTCGGTCAAATTCTTTCATGCCAAACATAAGGACTTTTTTCCCATATTCTTCACCAAGTTCATGCTGAAAACACTTGGCTGAATCTGAGATTAACTCATTGTTATATTCACTATATCCACATTCAAATTGTGCTCTAGTTAATAAGCCGTGGACCGAAACAATCTGCTCACAATAAGTTGGCTCATCTCCATTTTTGGGAGCTAAAGCATGTGAAAATGATGTGGAAAAAACAGCCACTAACATGCTCCCTAAAATTATCTTTTTCATGAATTTCACCGTTTGTTATAAAGTGTACTAACTTTAACAAACTGGTTACTAAATGTCACATAAAGGAAAACCACCCGAAGGTGGTTTCTATCAAATAAAACTAACTAAGCTATTTCACAATTGGTTTGATGCCATGAATGGTTATTTCCATATGAAAAACTAATTTCACTTGGTACTAAAGTTCGTTCCTGATGATTTAATGACTCAATCATACTTCTTAGTTTGCCATCACCTTGAACATGCTCTTTATATAATGCACGAAGTAATAGCTCAGTAGGTTTACCAATTAAACCGCGATCAGCTTCCCAATGTCTAATACTAGTCTCACTGACTCCTAAAAGCCCAGCAAGATTCTTCTGTGACAAGTTTAGTTCTTTACGTAAAAAACGAATTTCCTCACCATTCAAGTCAGGCTTTTGCGTAATTAAGAACAACCCAATGGCATTATGAAGCTCATGAACAGATTCAATAGATACGAGTTCACCATAGTCTTCATCATTTTCAATTGTAAATCCATTGCGCAGCCAAATATTGCTCAGACCGCATTCTTCATAGTGATACATAATTTAGCCTACTCTCTAAATGTAGTGACTACTACTGAGAATTCACCGTTCTCGCTCTGCTTGATTGCAACAGCTGTTGTTATGTATTCGCCTGCAGTGCGAACAGAAACATTTAGCTGGCAATCACCACGAGTATTTGGGTACGGCCCCTCAGTAATATCTCCATGCTCAAAACAGCAAATAATTTGCTTCATAGAGATACAGCGTTCTTTCATTCTTTCTTTTGCATGTGCAGTTAACTTGATTTTGCTAGTATCTCTAGCAAATGCTCTAAGTTTTTGTTTAGCTTCAGTTAATGTTAAACACATACAAGCAAACACCAAGGTTCTCAAAAGAGTAAAAGAATGCTGAACCGTCAAATATTGACGGTAAGGTGATTATTCATCATTTGATAATCACGCGCAATACCTTAAAGGTAATTTTCTGTCAATCCAGATCAAGTATCTTGTAACATCGACTGCGTTATTTTGAGTCGCGTTTAATAACAACTGCTTAATTGTTTGACGTTTTGACCAAATTGGGCTTTTCAGCCCGGCAATACCCAATTTGGTCACTTACCTTTGCTTTTGGTTGATATCTTCTTATGGCACTCCTCCAAAAACAAATTATCCAACGCAAAAATACAGTCATTAAAAATATGAGCAGCCACTGGCAAATCATTATGCTCTGCATAGACATTGATTGCCTGCTGATCTAAAGATAAAGGGATACCCTGCTCATATCGTCGGGATCTGCAAATAGTGCTAAATGCCGAAAGTATTGACTCTGCCGCATAAGAATATTCTGGCGGATCCGGAATGTGGCCACCTAAGAATTTGATTTGTTCGATTTCGTGCGGCGTTTTCGACGCATACGCTTTTTGGTATTTGTAGAGCTCGATGACTTTCCCAGAATTAAAGCCTTGTCCTTGTCGGCTTCTTCCTGAATCTTCTGGGCCTGCTCTTTAATGAATAACCAGATTGAAATACCAATGTCACCTTGATTGAGAAGTTTTGAGGCATTCTCAGGGGTATATGGTTTTTCCGATTCAACTGGCTGACCATCTACAACTTCTGAAAAAACTATCCCCTTCCAATCTTCGATCAGATGAGCAGCACATGCATCTAATAATAGTTCATGATATAGCTTAGCGTTTTCATCTTTTACCATCACATCATAGCCTTTGGATGTGATTTGGTTTCCTGCCTTCTCTAGTGCAACTTGAAAGGGCTTATAACCAATTCCCCGGATTTTAAACTCTGCCTGTCCACCTTCAGTTACAAAAGTGCACCACTGAGCAACATCTGAGCTTTTAATAATTCCGACTTTTAAAGCCATAGCAACCTCTGAAATTTTAGAAATTAAAAAGCCCATGTGATTCCATAGGCTTTGTTACTGATTAAGCCGATTACACAAGAGCACGTACAATCGTTGGAGCTGTACGAACTTGAGCAAAGTTGATGTCTACAGTAATGATGTCATCACCCCCACCATCCGGGTGATTGGCTTCCATCACTTCTAATTGAGGGAAGTTAAACGAGTATTTACTGCCTTTGCTGTCTTTAATATCAAAGGTCAGAGTAAACACATCTCGGGTTTTAATGGCATCAATCCACCCTGCCGCAGTTGCCGAGAACATGAAGGAAGCATTTGCTTCGATATCCATCATCTTTTCAATGTAGAACTCTGGTGTGTATTTGCCTGAGCCGATACAACGGATTGCTTCAAGGTTGTTATTAATTGAAAGCGTAAGCGATTGCATGCACGCTTTACCTTGAATTGATTGACCATTAATAAGCAAGTTTTCCACGTTTGGCATACTGACAAGCGGACGAGTCGAAGCTGCAACCGGATTCACTACAGGGTTCGTTTGCTGACGAGTAAACGAGCTACCTACTAAACCAAAGTTACCAGTGATCTTCCCGGTTGTTTGAATGGTAATTTCACCGGTATTTACCTGTACTCCACGATAAATAAAGACTTGGCCAACATCTTCGAAAACTTTAACCAGCGTTAATGACTTACGTACCGTACCACCAAAACTTAAAGCGTTACCCGCCCAATTATTGAAGGCTAAAGCACTTAGGAATAGATCAAATGTTCCAAGTGATAATTCAAACTCTAACTGACCTGCTACTTCTGCTTCAGTAACTACCCCACCTTGTCGAAAACGTGAATCAACCACTTCACTGCTTTCTTCAGTAGAAACATTTTCAGATAAACCATCACTTACACGGCGAACTGTGTACCAGATCGGGTTTGCTGGAGTTGTTCCTAAAACTGCTTCTTCACAAGCATATAATCGAATTTTTGCGCCTGAACTCATTTATGGTTCTCCAAAATTTAGGCAATAAAAAACCCACTTTTTAAGCGGGTTATTAAAGTGTTTCGTCTGTGTCTGAGATTTCTGGCGGTTCCACGCCATTCATGGCTGCAGCAACTGCCTGAGATAAGTTAGTAGGCTGGAAATCCACTGGTGTTTCACTCAACGGCTCTTCAGGCTCTGGTTCAGGTTCTTCATGCAGACGAATATCAATCCAGCGGCCTTCTGGAATATCAAGTGGATTTTCGAGATCAGCTACAATGGCTGCCTTTTCCACATCAAACTTACGTTTATAAGTTTTAATTGAAAGATCACCATTTTCTAAGGTTGAATATTCAACTGCTACTACCGTATTACCGTTGGCATCCTTAGGTACTTCAATGTACCAGCCTTCCTGAGCAAAACCCAATGAGCCTTTCACTAAGTAATCACCAGTACCCAACTTATCGAAAGTGATTGGTTGCTTAGCTGCATCGTTATTTAGCTCAATATGACTTTGGAAAAGCTTAACGACTGGCGAAGCGGCTTTAATAAAACCTGAACCATCCACGGTTGTATTGTGTTCTCCACGCAAGGCGTACCATGGGGTGTAAGTACCCTGATATGATTTTCGTCTAAAGCCTATATATGTTGCTGAAGTTGCAATACTTAAATTAGCAGCATGTTCGCTTGCACTACCCGCATTCAGCCCAAGAATATACTGGGCCTGTGCCGTAGGATAATCACCTGCAGCTGCCGCACCTGCACTAGTGCCTTGTAATCCAATAAATGAACCACCTGCATCAAAACCGGATAATGCTGTTGACCCCAAGTTTTTATTTGCAGCAAAACCATTATTCACGATTCGCTGAAACTCTGTTGAGCTGGCATCCAGTAATCGCTTCCATGGCGTCCAGTTGGTTAAATCTGAGGTAGAGCGAAACCAGATCCGGCTGCTTGATGCGGAAATATACACCTGATTACGGTAACTATTAGAGCCAGCAACGTTCAATACAAGCAACGACCCAACAGTACCAGCTTCAGGAAAGTTTAAAGCAAGAGTTGCACTGGCAAATGTATCATTGCCATAGAACCCCACGGTGGTCATATTATTCAGATCACTTCCATTAACATCTGTGTTTCTTAATGGTTTCCCTAAACCAAAATCACCAACCCGAAGCACTCTCCCAATCGTATCATCTGAAACTGAAGTAGTAAGATTTGCTGCAGCTGCTGTACCAGCACCTTGGACCTGTGAAAGTTGTGGGTTTAAGTTTGGGATGCCAGATGCAAATGGCAACATGAACTGTCGCTTGCCTTGTGAGGCGTTATAAGGGAATGGCCGATGATCCCAACTAAATTTAAAAACAAGATTTGCCATTATGCTGTTACCCCATCAATCACTTGGAAAATCAAAGTATCTGTATGCTGGGTAACTCCATTCACGACAGCCTTAATATCCATCTGGCACAGACCTAAAGGCCAAGCTGCTGTACTTGCACCTGATTTAATATTCAGCCATCCCTTCTGTGTACTTTGATTTAATGCAGCACAAGTCAAGGTAGCCACAGCTGCTCCATCAGCCAAAGCTTTAATCTGTGAAGTAAAGGTATAACCCGTCAGATCAATTGCACGGCGAACATCATCGGGTGGATATTGCAAAGTTTCATCCATATCAACTAGCTGAAGATTTAAGTTGAAAGTGTCACCACGCTTAAAAACAAAATTGCTCATAAGTGATTCCTATAGACATAAAAAAACCACCGATGAGGTGGTAGTGAAAGATTGGTTTGTTATGTGCTTTAGTTAACTAAAAAACTTATTGATACATTGTATTGAATGAAGTCAGCATCTTTACCCGCATAAATAGATTGGCCATTCAAACATTCTAAGTGTTCGATTGTGAAATATTCAAAATGAGCAAGTAATGCATCACTCAATTTTGTGATTTCAATTATTCCTGAATTGGGACGTGCAAAGCATTGAATCATGATATTACCGGTACGGCGAGTACATGGCTTATCTGCAATGCCAGAAGTAAAACTGGGACCACCTGCAATCGTTAAGCGGCACCAAACACCATCTTTAGGTACATTAAAGCCTGGTAAATTTGGATACTGGATTCTGTCTTGCGTAATACCGGTAAAAGCTTGCATACGATCGATAATAGCTTGCCTTGTCTGCTCTAAAGTCATTGCCATTTTAGCCGCCATACTTCTGAGAAATAAAGGTAAAGGTGGTGTTGTAAATTCCTTGTGGTGCTTGATCAGACCACCCATTTTCTAAGCGCTCTGCATAAGGCTGGTTGTTCTGGATATAAACTAAATTGCCCAACTTAAACTTCACAGCTTGAATAGCTGCATCCTGAATAGCATTTGTTTCAGGTCCACGGACACCATAATCACCAGATCCAATTGAAACGATATGCGAAGCACGATAAGCGCCAGTATCAACAGGACTTGAAACGACCAAAGACTGAACAGCATCCATTGTAATTTTCTTTACTTTTTCCTCTGCCATTTTAGCCACATCAAAACTAAAATCAGTTGGCCTTTTCCCCTTCCATCCCATCATTTAACTCGCTTTCCTCATACATCTTAAAGAGATCCTGAGCGATCGCCTGAATTGAATAAGCTTCAAACTCAGAGCTCGGTTCTCGTTCACCCATGAGCTTTTTAATCTTTTGCCAGACATGAACAGCTTCATGTAAAAGCAATCCATAAACTTGAATTCGGTCTTTATCCGCTGTATCACCAATTTGGACGATTGCATATGCACCATCAGAAAAAGTACTAACTTGCGCATCCGCTCCCATATCCAAAAATTGATCGGCCTTATCCATATCTTCAAATAACAAATCCATGTGTAGTTGATTTCGAGCAAGCGTGTACTGCACATGTTGAAAAGGCGAGATATACCATTCAGGAACATAATCAGGATTAACCATTTTAGCCCCTACACTTTTCGAAGCTGACATTTCCATATTGTGCTAGCTGGATCCTGTTGAATATGAATTACCCGGAATGAACCTAAGGCTGTTAACCACTCATCATCAATTTTTGGAGTCATAGTTACTTCATTCTGCAGCACTGTAGCCTTCTTATCAGTGGCCAATACTCCAAGCGTTTGAATCTCATATTGACTGTATGAGCCAAACAGAACGCCACGGCCAGAATAGTTTTCTTTAACTTCAACATACGTTTCAGTCTTAGGATCCCAATTTGTTTTTGAGATCCGCTCACATGTAAAGGTATGAACGGCGTCCGCTAAATCATCATTAAATGCTTCGGCAATATCTGCCTGAATTTCGTCACGTAAGCCCATATCATGCCCTGTAAAGTGGTATGCCAAAGCCATTAAAACTTGCATTTGGATCTTTCAAATCAAGTGAGTCAATAAAATCAATTGCTATCTGTTCAAAGCTAGAAATTGCTTCAGATCCATCTTGGTATTCTTTTTCTGACTCAACAGAATCAGCTTTGACCTTCTTACGCTTCAACTGCTGGTCTTTGCCGTTATAAATTACTTTGGCCAGAATTCCTTTGATAATTTCACAAGCCGCGTCTTTAAGAAGTGGATCAATAGGATCTGGTACAAAACCAATCCGTTTTTTCATCCAAACATTAGCCAGCTTTACCAGACGAGCTTTATCACTGTCTGGTGCAAAATCGCTGCCCAAAATTGAATTTGCGTCATCTACAGTAATAAAGCTCATTGCATTATTCCTTCGGGATTAATTTAAGGAGTTCTGCTTTTGTTGCAGACGGTTTGTAACCAATGTTTTTACTAGCCAAATACTCTTTTAATTGATCATTTGACCAGTTTTCAAAATCATTAGCTGCCGTTTCTGTAGCTGGGTTTTCTGCCGCTTTTCCAGCTTCCAATTCAGCAATACGCGCTTGCATTGCGGGAATATCGTTTTTAAAAGCTTCAAATTCAGTTTTTATACCGACCACTTGAGCTTCAGCATCTTTGAGAGCTTTATCTGCTAAGACTGCTGCATCTTTTAATCGTGAATTCTCAGATAACAACTCTGACTGGTTGCCACCGGCCTGCTCTAAGATGGCAATTTTCTGCTTAAGCTGAGTGTTTTCTTCAACTACCTTTTCACACTCAGCTTTTGCATCATCAATCACAGTTTGAAGTTCAGGGGTGGCTCCTACCTCGACATTTACCGTGGCCAAAGTCGTTTTTTGTGGCTCTTCCAACTTACGAACTTCAACTGGAACTTCTAAAGATTCGTAATCCTTTTGAATCTTTGGATAATTACCGTAAATAATTACCTCTTTTGCTTTCAAATTTGGGTTTTCATAATAGTCAGGGTTAGCAATAATGCCCGTCTCTAATGCAGCAGCTGCTGCAATGCGTGTATAGATAATCTTCATGGCGCTTTTCTCTTAATAATAAAAAGAGGGCTTATTAGCCCCCTTAGGTTTTAATTTTTAGGTTTTAACCAGTTGTCGCTGTACCTGATAAATCAAGTAAGGTACCTGCTGTCATTTTGTTGCTGGTTGCATATTTAATCCAGTTAGCACTTGAACCAAGTAATGTAAGGTCAGGATTTTCACCTTTCGATGTATCCCAACTATAACCAAGAATATCTAGGTTAAATGCACCTTCAGCACGCATACCGATTGCTAAGTTTTCTTCATCATTGATGTCATAAGCTCGGAAGCCCGGTACTTGTGATTCAGTTACTGTTACAGCACCATACTGCAAGCCAAAAGCATCGTTATCCCCTACAGCATCAGTCACCAAGACTGGCTTACCTAATGTACCGGGTAAACCACCATAGATAACGATTTCAGATTCACCATAAATTTGCTTAGTGATTGCATCATCGACAATATCGAAATATGTATCTGAGTTCATCACCCATAAACCAATACGGCCAAACTTATCACCAAACTTTCGCATACCACGAGTTAATGCTTTGCGGCCATCAACAACGATACTACCTTTTGCAACCATGTCTGGATTGCTAGAAATAGCAGCTTTTAAAGAAGCTAGGCTGTACTCTAAACGACCAGCAACCAATGCATCAGCAAGATCGTAACCAACAACCATAGCAAATTCTTCTGGTGTACGAGCACGGCGCTTAAATGCCTCTTCAGTAGATGCATAAGGGCCATATTTATATGGAATTTTTACACCTACAGACTCACCTGCACCGATTTTTTCCGGAGTTACTTTTGCATTGGAGTTCACATCACGATGTTTAATGCTACCACCAACTTTGTAGAATGTATTTTTATTGAAGTCACCTTGAATGATTTCATTACGATAAATAATCGCACCATTGGAAGCTTCATTAAAGACATTCAAATTGTCTTGTAAACGTTCTAAATACGCTGTTTGGGCCAGTTGGTTGTAGATGATCATGTCGGAATTAACTGTCGTAGTCATAACTACTTATCTCCAAATATTTAATGATTAGTTCGGTAGTTTTAGGAAGGCATCATTGCCATGTTCTTTGATGTAATCTGCTTTCTGAGAAACAGACATTTCACTGCGTTTCATTCCAGTAGGTGCTCCACCTTTGCCCCCACCTTGAAAACCGCCACCAGTTCCTTTACCACCTTTAAGAATTAAGTCTTTATGCTGGTATCCACCAACCAATGACTCTAAAGCTTCATCAACATTTGCAAGTTCACCCGGGCGGACACGTGAATAAATCTTTTCGCCGTTCGGATCATATGCAACCACCTTGCCTTCTTCGATTTTGAAGTGATGACCAAAGGTTGCCTGAACCATATCCACAGGTACTGCAATGTTGTCTTGAATGTACTTAGAACGAGCAAAACCACCGCCGATAAGTTCTTTATGTAAAGAGGCTTCTAGAGCATCACGTTGCGCAACAATCGGGGCATATTTTTCCTCAACTGCTTTGATAGCTTCAGCTTTAACTTTCTCAACTTCACCGGCATCCACCAGCTTTTTATCATCGAGATTTTGGATTGTTTGTAATGCCTTTTTAGCTGCCGCTGGGTCTTCAATTCCTTCAAAAGCTTTTAATGCTTTTTCGGCTGCTTCTTTGGCTTCACGATGTGTTTTAGCTTCATTGTTTAAGCGTGCAATTGTTGCTACCGAGTGTGGTGCATCATGTGGCATTTCTTTGCCGTCATCATGAATATAGATCGGCTTATCTCCGTCTACTTCCGCATAAACTTTACCGTCGATTGTTACTGTTTTAAGTTTCATTGGTCATCCAACCTATATATACAAAATGGGCATCCGCCCGGATTCGCCGTTAGCATCCGCTTTCGGCAGGCAATAAAAAAGCGCCCTTTAGGACGCTTCATTTCTATAAATGATTATTTACTTAAAGCTTGGCGTACAAATGCATCTTTTGCTTCAAGTAGCTTTCTTAATCCTGTGGATTTTTCAGGCCCGTCAGGAAGTTGCTCATCCATTTGCCGAGCTAAATCACCAATTGGCTTACTAACTTGCTGCAAATGTTCAGGTAAATGTTCATATTGGAAATATTGGATAATAGGGCTTGGCATTTTCTTCTCGCAAAAAAAGCACCCGAAGGTGCTATGGTTAAAAATTAAGTTCTATTTGATGAGTGCAATTGCTTTTAATCTTTCAAAAGTAAAACCATAAATTGCCATGGCTTGAAACCTTAATTTGAAGAAATGGCACCAGAATTCATTTTGTGCTCAGAATATATTGAGCATCTGACATATTGATTTGCTTTTCAGGCATTTGTAGTACCTTTCGCTACGTTTCCTTTGTTTGAGCCGGCCTTTGTTCATCACTCACTAAGCGAACACCATGAGCACCATATGCTTCAAAAGTTACAGTAATTGTTGCGGGTCCATTTAAGGCATCAGAATTCATCTGTACTGCTCTTTGTCCAGCTAGTGGCTGTCCAGTTTCTTCATCACAAATAACCAGATAACCTTTCAAAGTAGGGTGACGCTTTAGCACTAAATGTCTTGACTCACTCATAAGCCCAACTCCTTAAAGGTTTGCTCATCCAACTTACGAAGTTGGTCTAATGTGTACAATCGTCCTTCAGGATCGAAGAACTTTTCAAAATCAAACTTTCCTTCTTTATAAAGCTTGTAGCGCTTTGGTCCTAACCATTCTCTTTGAAAGAAATCGTCTGTCTTCTTAAAGAACTCTTTGAATGTGGTGTTTGCATCTAACTGTCCTATTAACTGGCTTCGCTCTTCTTTGGGGATGTCTTTAACTCTACGTTCGTCCATTACAAATGGCCGTTCGCCAACAAGTTGACCGTCCTTCTCGACCGGAACCAAGATACTGCGACAGTTAGGATGTAACGGCGGCACTCGCTTTGCCGGATCATTTATTTCCCACACTGAACCATCTAATGAAGCGCAAAGCTTAGAAGTTCGTCCATCTAAAACACTAACAAATCGGACATATTCAAAGCCAATTTGGTTGAAGCTATTTAGATAGGCTTGATTAGCTACATGACTTCGCACAGTTCTTACCGTTCGCTCAATATCAGTTTTGGTACCATTTAAGATCCCATCTTCATAGTTAAGTCGTTTGGTACCACGAATACGCTGAACAATTTCTTGGTTAGTTTTGCCTGAATTAATACCATCTCGAATTGCATACTCAACCTTTTGACGGGCACTTTCAGCAATTCTTGAAAGCAGATCATCGACAAGAGCGCCACCTGCCAACGGAACTTTTTTAGCGGATAAGAATAGTTTTTCCCCATCAGGCTTATTAATTTTTGCTCCATAGAGCTTAGCTACGTAATTGGCCTCATAAACAGCCAGCGCCGTAGCAGAAACGGCAAAAGCTTCAGGTAATGCTAAATTAACACTGGCAAACCATTGGGCAATCAAATCCCTAATTTCCCTTAAATTTGAAGTTGTATATTTACCACCAGCTAAAGCAACTTTCTCCGACTCATTAAGCTCATCCAATAAATCCCGAAGCTTAGATAGCATCTTGCTCGTATCATCATTGAATAAAGCCAATAACTCATTTACCGTTTTTGATGAAGCACGATAAAGATAGGCCTGGTGCTGAGTGAGTGCTTCAAATAGTTTTTTGATATCTGTTGCCATCTCACTCTACCTTTTGATTTAAAGTCCCATCTTGCTCTGCTTCAACATTCTGAAGCTCTTCTTCATATTTTTGTTTAGGGAACATACCTGTTTGGTTGTATTCCCACCACGATTTAAATGAAGATCGGCCTTGTAGAGCTGCTTCAAATAACTGTCTAGCTAACTCAGCTAAATAACCTTGCTTGTTAAATTCCTGACTAATTTCGAACATCAGTTCATCTTTAGTCAGAACATCAACATTGGGTACTACAAATTTAGCAGCCCAACGTAAAGCCATAGAAAAAGCTTCATTCATATTCACAACACAAAGTGAAAGAACGGAATGCTGCACGGCATCATCACTGTTAGATTCAGTAGCAGTCTTTTTAGCTGCGGAACCTTTTTCAATAAGTCGAGCACCCATTTCTTTCATCTGTTCCCATTTATCCTTCATAGCTTCCCGTGCTAATGTGTTTGGATCTGCTTGTACAATCCCCAAATCACCGTTTTCAGGTAAAGGTAATAGAACTTTCGCACCGATATAAATGCCACGCTTTTTAGCCTCGTCATACCAAGCCCAATTAACTCCCTTAGCATAAAACTGTGGTTGGCCCATATAAAAAACGGACTCTTGAAAGTCCGCACTATCTCTATAATGAGCTAAATTAAGATTAGCCAATGGGAGCAATGGAGGCTTTTTAATCTCTTCAGAGTTATCAATAGCCCCCACAAAAGTGAATGGAATATAAGACCAGAAATCCCCGTTATTATCAGTGGGATACTTCTTATCTTCGCCCTTCCATGTACCCTTGTCGCCTTTTGTGTAAACTTGAACTGTATAGATGAAGTTTCCTTCATTATCAGGCTCTAAACGAAGTACACGATATTGCTCTTGTTCGGTTTTACTAAATCCATCAGCACCGCGCTCAGACCTAAATTCACGGATAACTACGAGACAAAGTTTTTTCTGGTTATCGATCATTACTGAATCCCAATTCACTACATCAAGGGCATTTAGTAAATGAATCATCGGATAGGCTTTTTGTGCTTTAAATTCCGCTAGATTACGAGCTGGCGGCACATCAGGATAATCTACATATAAAGCACAACGATAATGCTTCAATAAATGGCGAATTCCATTTTGAGCCAATTGATAAGTACTTAAACCAGCACCATTTGCATTACGTTCTAAATGAGCAAGTTCCGGAGGAAATTTAAAACTTGGATCGGTTGCAAAAGCTGCACCAACTAAACTATTTGATGTAGTCCCTGTTACTTCATAAAAGACTGCACGGGTAAGATAAGCCTCATAAGCGCTTTTATTTGCAGGTGACTTATCATGTGCATTTGGCATCGGCAAATATTTTTCACCTTTAGCCTTAACTGCATCTTCACCTTCACAAACATCATCAAGTTTTTGCCAGTATGGCAAGTTTTTAACATATTCAGGATGTTGAAAAGTTACATCACTCATCGTGCAAATCCCATATCAGCGAAGAAGGTTTCAAATCCTTCATGTAATTCATTAAAAGCGTCAGATCCACCGTCTACCTGATCGTCATTTGTTCCATTAGGGAAATTCCGAAGTTCTTCAATAAAGGCTTTGTTCCAATCACCTTTAAGCATTCGAACATTCCCAACATTTACTTGAGCGGCAAAAGGCTGTGCCCGAGTGATCTTGTCACCCGATACTGGTTTTGCAACCACATGGTAGCCACTGAGAAGTTTTGTAAATGCCAGAGCTTGAGATTTCCCTGCTTGACCAGGGTCCTGAGGAATTCGAACAGTTACGTTTTTTCCATCAAGCTCAGTGGTTTGCTTTAAGCGTTTATTTACATTGTCAGGGCCAAGCTGTCCTCTTGTAACATCGACAATGTAAGTAAAACCATCTGCACCAAGAGCTTCTCGCACACCTGCTGTAAAGTCGCCTTCATTCTCTGTAGCGCCAAAATCCCATGCCCTTACTTGCTTCACTACATCTGCAGGCAAAGCATCAACAATTTGAATATTGTCGGGCTTAAAAAAACCGCCTGCTGGCGGTGATGGCATTTGTCGGTACTGCCCGGCAAATACATATGGTGCTGCTTGCTCCATTAGCCTCAATTTTTGGATATTGTGTTTTGCTGGCCACAGTGCGGATCCGTCTTCCTGAATAGCTGAAAGACATAGATGCTCCCAAACTTCGCCATTGCCACCAGCTACAGGAACGCCGTCTTTTCTATCACCTAGCAACCATCCAGCTAAATCATCTTCATGAAGTCGCTGCATAATCACAATGATCGGCGTATCTGGCGAGTTAGTACGCGATTCGAGTGTGTTCTGAAACCAATCAATTACCCCTTCTCGAATAGTTTTTGATGAAGCTTCATGTGCTTTGTGCGGGTCATCAATAATAATGCAGCCGCCAAAGCCTTTACGAAGTTTTCCTGCACCAAAACCGGTAATCGTGCCGCCTGTACCAGTCGCATAGCAGACACCACCTTGGGAAGTTCTCCAGAAGTCTTTAGCCTTACTATCATCACGCAATGTAAGCTCGGGAAAGACTTTTCTATACGCCTCTTCTTGCACAAGGGTTCGTATTTGGAAGGCATTATTTGCGGCAAGCATTGCCGAGTAACTGATATGAATAAACTCACAGTCTGGATTCTTACCAAAACACCAAGCCATGAAATTAATTACAGCAATTTCAGTTTTAGAATATCGTGGTGGAACGTTAATAATTAACCGCTTTATCTCTCCGCGATAAACTTTCATCAAAGCTTCACAGATTTCTAAGTGGTGCCAATTTTGCATCCATTTATAACCACGGCGCTCCTTAAACATGTACCTTGTGAAGAAATATAAATCTTCTTGCGCCTCGATCCGGATGGCTTTATCCCGAGCCGCATCAGTACTCATCTAAGACTTCCCTCCGCGCTTTTAAGTAATCTTCCATTGGAACTGGAATTTCTGAATTAACTGTTTGGACTGGTCCGCCGTCTTTGCCTGTAATTTCTTGACGATTGGTAAATTGCCCGCCAATGTCTTGAGCTGCCTGTTTAAGAATGCTTAGAGCTGCTACACGGTTTCTACTGTGCTTTTGATATTGGCTTTCGTAACGCTGTAAACGCACCGCTAAATTTGCAATGGGGATTGCTTCCGGCTTACCCAAAAACATTTCGCGAGTCTTTTCAAAATCTTTTCTTAATTCTTCGCTCAGGTTCTCGCCTGCCCGTTTGGTCGGGTCGTATTTCTCACACTGCTGTTTAGTAACTTTTATCCCGTATTCTTGGTTGACGAGCTCAGCAGTTTCTGTGGGTGTATTAAATACGGCAAGTGAGCGAACTATAAAGAGTTTTACCTCTTTTTTTAGAGCCGCCATATCCTCAATCCTGTCAACCTACGTCAACCTAAATAGCCAAAAAAAGAGCCCCAAGGCTCAAGTAATTACGCAGTTTCCACAGCATTTAGAAATATCTAAATCAGAAACAAACGGCGGGTTCTTGGCGACTTCAATTAATCGCTTAACGTTTTCATTTGCACCCCAGCGTTTAACAACACCGATAAACTCTTCCACATCGTGACCAGCTAAATAGTGCTTTGGTAATCCAGTATGATCACTGTAAATAATCTCACCGTCCGAGTCTCGTTCTACACCAATGTGATAAAGCTCATGTTCAAGCAAAGCACAGAACTCGCTATCGTTTGCCTTTTCACAAAAGCTTGCATCGATTGTGATTAAGTAAACTGGAACGAATCCGAACCAGTCGCGCATTTGCTGCTCTTGTCGGGCTTTCTTCCAGCCACCTTGTTGAAACATAACCTTTTCACATTGGCCAAGCACCATACGCTTAGCTCTGGTATAAGCAGAAGAAGCCCATGCGAAAGCCAAGAAACCCTCATTGTCATGAAGCATCTCAGCGATATGGTCGTGATCTGGATTATGTAAAGGTCCACCCAGCGTAAGAAAATTAGCAACTACCCAGTTTTTTAAATCAGGGGCAGGTATTAAACGGAGTGCTTCCTCTTCTTCTGCCTGATCCATAAAATCAGTTGGAGGAAATGGTCTTATTTGTTCCATCTTCAATTCTCGCTAATTCGCTTTTAATCCAGTTGATTGCATAACCTGATTCAATTTGGTGAGGCTCAAGACGCTCAAATACATAACCTCGATCTAGAGCAAGATCATATTTACATAATGCGTTTGCTATCTTTGAGCCACCGCGACCTACTGCCCAAGGACTTCCAGCAATTTCGATAAGAAGATTCAACTTCACAATATAAAAATCGAAACGCCAATTTTTGGTTGATTCAAATTGGAATTTTCTTCGATAACCAATTCGATGCTCTTCTAATTCTTGAAATAACGTTTCTTCAGCTTCCAGATATTTTTCTTTAGCCTTAGGCAATGGTCTACTTTTAGGCTTAGTTTTAGGTTCTTTTTTTCTTGTAAGCCAAAAATAATCTTTACCGTCCATACCAATAGCCTCTTATAAGAAGCCTTCTGGTTTATTGTTGAGTCGTGCAATTAATTTATTTTGCTTTGCTATGGCTAAAAAAAATCGCTCATCTAAGTGAGCGATCTCTTCTTCTGTTAGGCCTTTGGTTGTGCAACTGCCTGTGTGATTTAGCTCTATTTGGAGCTGTCTAATCTCATGCGTAATTTTTTGAAATTCAGTCATACATACTCCAAAAAGAAAAAGCCCCGCCAATAACTAGTATTTGGCAGGGCTTCATGCGCCGTAATACACTCGGCAAATTAAAAATTTAAATCTGAAGAAAAATTTATACTTCTTATTAAATGGATAAATTGATTGTATTCATCTTCACTATCGAACGGAAACTCTACTTCAGAACCATCCGAGAAATTAACTAATACGGAGCTAAGGTCTATACTTGATTCTATTTTGACAATTTGATCAAGATTATAATGACATGTACCAACTTGATAGAATTTAGGCAGATTACCCATTTCTTATTCCTGTTTAATTTTATTTAGAAAATTATAAGGCCTAAGCATAAAATTTCATAATTCATTCAATACAAAAAAGCTCACCATTTGGCGAGCTTTTAAAATCTTTCTGGCGATTACTTTACATTTCGCCCATTTTAGAAATCTTTATACTCAAGTGTATACCCAACTGTCAAGCACAAGTTTCTTGAGTATCAGGAAGTTCAAAACGAAATGAACGAGAAATACGCGATCTAATTTCATTTTCCCATTCTGCAACAATAGATTCTCCAAATAACTCAAACTTTTGATAGCTTTTTATGTAAGCAGTCTTAGTGGCAACAATTCCTGCAATTTTCATTTTTTCATTTAATGTATATGGACGCTTGCCAGTTCCATTACATTTTTCGCAAAACTTTGCCCCTTCAGAAAAACCTTTTGAATTAAAAGTTTCGAGTTTTCCTATTCCTTGGCATCCTCCACACATAGCCTTAACAAAAACATGGCCACGCAAAATAATCTCAGCCATTCCTTTAGCCAGATTAGTGAGATCACCTTGAGCATTAGTAGGTGTAAATTTTTTCTTTACCATTTCTTCATGAATCTTTACCGCTAATTTATTTCGCGCTCGGAAAAAATTACCAGATTTAATCTCGCCGCGAACGAATTCAACCTTGCCCGGAATATCTTCAATACAGCGTTCAGTTTGAAAATTAAAGTCATACTTACTGTAAAAAGTTTCAGTCTGTTTTTGTGCTGGGGTAATTATTGCGATTCGCTCAAAATCAACCTTTTCAATCAAGACAGTGGCCCAAAGCTTTGCAGCTGGCGATAACAGCGCTAATTCACCTAAAACTACATCTTTAGAAATTTTCTTACCTTCAGCTTTGCCTTGAGCAATAGCAAGGCGAAGTAACTCAATAAAATCAAACTTTTCAACCAACATAATCGCCTTCCTATTTACCCTTAATTAATAATTCAATTTGCTTTAATGCCATACCGGACTTAACTTGCTCTGTGCTGAACCGTAAAACTGTAAAACCCATCATTGCTGCGGAGTTGTATTTCTCCATATCTCCTAGATAACCTTTGCCCCTCGTATGGCGACCTCCGCTCCAGATCCCGCCTTCTACCTCAATCAAAATCTTTTTACCCGTTATTAAAAAATCTGCTCTCCATTTACGATCAGGATGGAACTTATATTCCTGTTCAAAACCAATCTTGCATGCTCTTAAATGCGTTGCCAGAACCATTTCACCCACACTTGGTTGTCTGGCAATTTGCTTTGCTGAACGCCGCTTTTTATTTTTCTTAATAGGAAATAACTTACGGTATTCAGCAATGCTGACTGATGACATCAAGCACCACCTTTCAGCAAATGGTCCAATTGATTAGCAAAGCAGTTATAAACTCGCGCTTTATCCTGATCACCTAAAAGGCTGGATGAATGAGCATCTTGTTTATACTTCTGAGCCAGTTTTTCAATTGACTCACTTAGTTCAACCAGAGTGCTTTGCTTTTTACCGCTGAGTGGTTCAATTGAGCGTGATACGTGGTCAGCCATTTCTTTTTCCATCTGATCGAAGTAACTTTGACGTGCTAAATCTCTCGACTTGATTAGCTCTGGTGAAATAAGCTTTTCCATTTCACGGCGTTGCGCTTCAATCCATCTACTGTCCATTTTTTGCGCCCTCCGCATTAAACTTCTTCGCTTGGTCAAGTGCCTTCTCTAATTGAAGTAACTCGTTGTAATCAGTGTTTGATAGCCCACTGCGGTTATATCGGCCTCGTAATTTTTCACAAAGAGTCTTAACTTCTGCAAAACCGCAGTAAGAATTTATTAACTCTTCAACTACACAGTGTTGGCATTTACTCATGGCGATATCCTTTCTCATCAAGCTCTTTACGCGCCAACCACCACAAAACCACCGCACCGCTAATAGCAGCTGTAAAAAATGAAATGAGTAAACCCCACGCTAAAATCTCGAATTTGTTCATACATTCGCCCCATCAATTAGCTGAAGAATATTTCGTGGAATCGGCACACCTTCACGGCGGCACATCTCTGCGTATTCGTGCGGATTGTCAAAAGGATCTGGACCTGGCTCTTGTTTGAGTTCTGGCTCTTTTTCCTTAGCCTTAAGCTTTTGTACTGGTGCAGGTTTACGACCATTGATTTTTAAACGTTCCATCAATGATTGGAGATGCTTTTGCGCTTCGTCATTGCTCACAGGAACGTGTTTAGGTTCTTTGTGTTCTAGTTGTAGCGGTGGAGCGTAAAACTCTTGCTGACGGCCCTTTAACTGCGCTTTCGCCACCATGACATTGTATGTACCAAAGAAATTATCTTGAGCAGCTTTCATTTGACCTGCTTCGATCAAATACATAACCTCATCTAATGCATACTTTGTGATTTGGGTAATAACCACCGAACGATCAGCAGTAAACTTACATGCACGTGACCAAGCTTCCTCTGGAGACATCCAACTTTCACCGATGCACCAGGTGCGAAACTCGGCAAATGACGGCATAAAGCGTCCACCTGCTGTAAGTAAACGACCAAGTGCGTTGTTAAATTGGTTTTGTTGAACGCCAACCAGTGTTTTAAGTGCGATTTGCTCAACCACTGACAGAGGAATTGCACTTTCGCCTGTTGCTGGAAATTGCTTATTGAACTGAGCAGCGTAAACAGTGCGAAGAGAAGCGATTAATTGACGCACTTCGTTCAAGGTAATCTCATGCATGACCTACCTCCTCAATCATTGGAAACTTTTTTGCCGGGGTTACATCCACAATTTGAGATTCATTTTGTTCTTCAAAAAGATTGGCGAAGTAACCCGGCTCTTGTGATTTTTGCCCAGCTATAGAGATTTGCTCTTGCTTCTTGCGGTTAGCAGCAACTTGTTTCTCGTTGTTTTGAACCCAAGAGAACCACTTAACCAGCCAGATGCTTGGTGTATTCAACGAACTTGATTCGTTTGCAAAGTACCAGTCACCGAAATTTTGAATCATGGTTCTCAAGTCGATTTCAGGTACCGAAACAAATCTTTGTTGAGCAAGTGAGATGAAATCGTATTGAAACTCGCTGTATTCAGAAATGAATTCACGCATTGAGTAACGCTTGTGATCATCGATCTGATACTGAGCAAATTGAATTGGTGTAAATTGCGAATTTTCTTCACGCGCATTACTACTACTATCAATAATTGGTTCTTGGTTTATGGTTAATGGTTTATGGTTATTGGTTGGTTGCACGCCCGTTTGCTCTTCGTTTAACGGATTTTCAACGACCGTTAAATTTTCGTTAGACGATTGATCATCTTTTGATGAACCACTGTTGGACGAACCTTTCTTTTTCGCTGCACGTTTTGCAGCAGACGCTTTACCAGCCTCACTCGCTTGTTTCTTTTTCCCGTGGTATTCAGCAATTTCTCGTTCACAACGATTATTGCGATAAACACCTTCTTCAAGAATGAAAAACTCATCAAGTACATATTTGAGAGCTTCTTTTTGCTCTTCGGTAGTACATTGCAAACGACGTGCTAAACGATCAATGCTTGATGCATCAATCGCCTTCTCCGTGTCGTAATACATGTCTAATAAGTCGCGGTAAATCGCACGCTCAATTAAACTGAGGTGGCGAGTCGCATTGTTAAAGTCACCAATATGGTGTTGGTAATAATTCATTTTGCACCACCTAAATATTCGAATGCGCATTTAGCCACAATTGAAACTTGTCCATTTCCAATGGCTTTAAGTCGGTCCACCCGATTGGCCACCCCATCAGCCACTCGACCCAGTTCGGGTTCAACTTGCCACCATGTGAGTTCATTACATGATGATCGAGCCGATCGTTTACCCTGCTCTTGCCGTCTTTCCTGGTCAGCGTCGCTGGTGATGATCCTTTGCTCATTGAGGCAGTTGGGGTGGGCAAATTCTCCACCACGCCGGCTAAACCGTTCCTTGGATGATTGCTCACCTTGCCTCGCTTGTTCCCATCCGAAGCTTTGGGTGTCGGAAATTGCATTTGACGCTTCTTTAAGGCCTTCCTGCTGTTGCTTCCACCATCTAGACGGGTGCAATTCGGAGTGTGAAAGAAGCTGACTCCATTTGGCGACAATCCATATTCGGTCCCGGATATGGGGCGCTCCAAAGTTAGATGCTGAAAAACGTGCCCATTGCGCGTCATACCCCATTTGGGCAAGGTCACTGATGACTCTTGTAAGTCCTCTGGAAACAAGCATTGGTGAGTTTTCCACGAACACGTATCTAGGTCGTACTTCACCGATAATTCGTGCCATTTCTGACCAAAGCCCGGAACGTTCACCTTCAATCCCTGCGCCTTTTCCTGCGGATGAAATGTCTTGACACGGAAAGCCGCCAGATATAACGTCAACAATTCCTTGCCATGGTTTTCCGTCAAAAGTTGTAATGTCAGACCAAATTGGGAAAGCTTCGAGAATTCCATCATTCTGTCGTTGCGCCAGAACTTGTGCGGCGTAGGCATCACGTTCAACTGCGCACACTGTTCGCCATCCCAAGAGATAAGATGCGAGTACTCCGCCACCAGCGCCTGCGAAAAGAGCCAACTCATTCATTTAGACTCCTCTTCATTCATCTGAATAAAAGTGCTGCCTAAGTACCGGATCCGTTTAGCTCGATATAAACTTGAGATGATCGGGTCAACATGAATAAGATAAATCCCATGTTTTCCATGCTCGTCAACCAAAGCCTGCATGAATTCATCACGTGTTATAGCAGCATTTTTTTCGTCACGGTTTTGGCTGGCTAAATTTTCCTTCCGTTTTTTCAACAAACCAGACAAAGTTCTTAATGCTGGTTCATGCCAGGATTGAATATGCTTTCGTTGTTGTTCAAAGGTACTCATGACACCTCCGCTAATGCTTGCTCAGCGCTTGTTAGTCGGCGTTTGGCATTAAGTTCGGCGACTGTTGCGGTGCGGATTTCTTTTGAAGAAACCAGAATCAAATGATTCTCTGATTTGATAGTCCACAACCTGGTCAAAGTTTTGTTTTTAACTTCAAACAAATCATTTGATTTAAAACTACGGCACTCTTCAGTAAGTACCACTACATCACCCACTAAAAACTCTTGTAAGTTGTGTTTGGACGTTTGATTTGATAAATTAGTTTGCATATTCATGGGTTCCTAAATTTGTGAATTAAGAAGCCTGATCTTGACCATCAGGCTTTTTTATTGCGTTCTCTCCGAACGGATTGTTTTCTTTGTTCATATAAATCAAAACGTTCTCTGGGTATTCCAGATACCTGTGACATAAGATTCTTGTCATCTTCACAACGCTTCATATCCAGAATGGCTAACCATCTTAAATACTGGCTGTTAGACCAGCCTCGTTCATATGCTTCCCTTGCCACATGCTCAGCTACAGGCTCAGATAAATGTGTCGGCATGCACACCGTCTTTTTTGCACTTGGCTTTTGTTTGGTCATGGTTGTTCCTAAACTGATATTTGTTCATGAGGTCAGTTATGCTATAGACGACTCTGGCTTAGCATTCTCAAGTAGCCATTCAGCCGTAAACTTTCCACCGCTATTAATTGCAAGTATCTGGGCATATTTGGTTTCGCCCGTATATTCAGTTCTTGGTAATACCCCTCGTTTTTCCATCTTGCTCATGGCCATGTATGTACGGTTTAGTAACGCTGCTGCTTTAGATCGACCACCAACAGCATCAAAAGCATATTTAATGGGATTCAAAGTTAAATCTCCCTTTTAATTGATTTCACCAAAATTAAATCATAGGTTTAATTTTAATACAATCCATGATTGCTTCTATTTTTTTAAATTTCCAATAGAATTTTAAACCAAAGGTTTATTTTATTAATGATTATGGAATCTATAGCTGAACGCATCCAAGCAGCACTTGATTATGCAAATCTAAAATGGTCAGCAGCATCTCTCAAATTGGGACTATCAGCTCAAGCTGCATCTAACTGGAAAAAGGGGAAAATTGGTAAGGAAACCCTGAAAGAGCTAGCGGCTTTAACTGGAGTAAGTGCCGGATGGTTGCTAGATGGTTCTGGATCAATGATCGAGTTGGCTGACAATCCTGAGAATGCTGATGCATATAGGCCAGTTATGGCATGGGAAGCACCGGATGACCTCGATCCTAATTCTTTTATGATTATTCCGCATGTAGACGTCAAGTTTTCCGCAGGTAATGGCCGACTGGTTGAATTTGAGCCAACAACCAGGATGACGGGATGCGCACAACGCATGGAGTGGTTTCATAAGAAAAAAGTTTCACCTAAAAATCTTGTAGAAGTGGATGTTGATGGTGACAGTATGGAACCAAGGATACCAAGCGGCAGCGTTGTAATTATCGACAAGTCTGTTAATAGACTAGAGCAAGTTCAGAACAGAAAGGTGTATGCAATCAGGTATGGTGATGAACTAAAAATCAAAAGATTATCTCGTAGATATGACGGAGCCTTGATTATTGATAGTGATAATCCTAGCTATGAAAGAGAGATCGTTGAGCCGCAAGACTTGGAGCATATTGGCATCATTGGTAAATATGTTTCTCATTCTTATGATGGTGAAATTTAGGCGAGCTAAGTAATTAATTTTTAAAGAAAAGAGGGTATTATGATCGCAACACTTAATAAATCCAAAACTGCGCTAACGATTAATCGCCAAGAGTTCAAATTAGCATTAGGTAAAATTGGCGAAGGTATTGAAAAACAAATAGCCTCACTTAAAAAAGCCAAGCAAAGTTATGACGCTACTGAAATGGCATGTGAGGTCATTAATGAAGCAAATATCTTTGAGGCTATAATCGAAGGATTTAATGAAGCTGAAGGTACTAATTTAAAACTATCAGATATAAGTAATTTGGAGCAAGCGCAAGGCTGGGTTGATGATTTTCTAGAAAAGTACAGCACTTGAAAAGGTAAATAAGAAGAAGTTGATGAGGTAAGATTCGTAATGAATAAAAAATATATGCCACCAGAACTTTACGAATACAGGCATCTAACAAGCACTGAACAAATGGCAATTCATCAGATGCTTATTTCTTATGTTCGTGAAGATCACCGCTTCAATATCATCATGATGGGGGCTGCGGAGCCTTACAACTTAGTAAAGATAATCAGTGTGAATTTTGAAAATGAAGCTGCAGGTATATGGATTCACTTCGAAACTATTGTTGGTGAAAAGCTGGCCTTGCCTATTGATTTCATTTCAAGAATTGAGTTTTCAGGGCAGCAGGAAATTTAATAAAAAAGATTAGTTTAAGGTTGGAGGAATATTAGGAAATGAAGTGGAATCCACAATATGCAAAAAATTGAAGTTAACTCCCGTAATATCAGCCATGTTCTTTATCAACACTTCTTGTTGACGGTAGTGCTTAGAACAGGTGAAAGGTTTATTTACAGACTTCTTGAAGCAACCACATTCAAAGAGTTTGTTGATTCAGAAGATAAAGATAAATTTTATAGAAGTCATATTGAGGCTAATAAAGAATTTAAGCGGATTCAGCTTTTTGTTTAATTGAAACCGTGACCCGACACAGTGCTTTAAACCATATCGGTAGAGAATATATGTATAAGATACCTAAAGTAGTTATTCCTGATTCCGCTAAAAAATATAGGCCTCCCAAAGTTAAATTAACGCTAGAAGAAATCAAGCAACTTTCAGATGACGAGTTAATGATGCTTTTAAGCGGTGAAGGCCGAAGCGGAATTATCCCAGCACCACTTCTACAAGCTATAAGCTATGAATTGACATCAAGACAGATTAAAAAATCCAGCAAACCGCATTGGACTGCTTATGTTGGGGTGCTGCTGGCCTTAATTGCTGCAGTCACTGGTGTTGTTGCAATACTAAAATGAGAGTAACGATAACAGAGCACATTGAGATAAAACTAAGCACAAAATTTACTATACGTTTGTTTTTGATTTTCATGACATATCCACCAGTAGCACCCTCTTAACAAGTAAAGCAATTGAGGTGATTAGAGGTATTAAGCTAATTAACAGACCAGCTCTCGTCAACTTTATTTCACACATAAGAACTCTCTTTAAAATGTGAACCAAATGGCAATATTCACAAGTATTGTTACCATGCTAATAAACATTTGCATATTTAGTATCTGATCTAATTTCATAAAAATACCTTTGTCAGGTTAAATCAGCGACCAACCCACCACCACGGTGGGTTTTCTTTTGTCTATTAAATCTAAAATTTAAAATAAATTCAATCTTAGGTTTAAATATCTATTGCATCAAAATTAAATCTAAGGTTTAATAATTTTCACCAGATAACAAAAAAGCACACCGCCCCTCCCCAGGTCCGATGTGCTTTGCTATATGCGAGATCAATTATGAACGTAAAAGCTCCTCCTTTCAACTCATTTGCATTTGTCAGCATGGCTGCTCTTGCAATCTCTGGTGGTTCTTTAGTTGCTTGCCAATTGCAACCAGCTTTCCAAACAAAAGAAGCACCTACTCTTTTTACCCCTAAAACACAACCAAGTACTTACAGTGTGTTAACCGCAAAAATCACAGGTAAACATACAGGTGTTGCCGTCATCAAATTAGATAGCTTCCGTTTAAACGTTAGCTTTGATTTTGAAGCTCATCCAGACAGTTACGGCGTTCCGGGTTCTGAATTTACCGCTGTTGATACTGATGTTAACGGTAAGTCATATAACGATTTCACCGAATTTGAAGACATCCGCAACATCAATGACCTTCTAAAAGGCTTCATCGAACGTAACAAGTTGGTGGAGGCTTAAAGATGACTCATTTCAAAAAACACCCTGACGGCTACATGTCATTTTTAGGCCGTGATGATAAGGGCCTCTACTCTGTTCGTATTGGCTGGCAAGTGTACGCATCTAATGCTAATGGCTCAGTTCTTTACAAAGTTAAAGACGGATTTAAGACGCCTTTAAATGTGTTCAGGTTCCAAACTGACTATCCAAAAGTTTGGAATGAACTCACACAAGAAATTGATTTCCAACGCAGAAAGCAGCTCGCAATAAAACTGCGTGAAACAAACATCCCTACTTATGACCGCAAGGCTTATAAAACTAAGCGCGGCTTCACTGGCTCAAGATAAGGATAATAAAATGGCTCTACCGATTATTACTGCTGACCAAACTTTATTGGTTCAAGCAATTATTGTGTACCTATACGCGGATCCAGGTTTAGGTAAATCATCGATGGGCTTTACTGCGGAAAAAGCAATTTCTTTTGACTTTGACCGTGGTGCTCACCGTACTGGTGAATTACGTCGTGGTGCGGTTGTACAGGTTCAACAATGGAGTGATGTTGCAAACCTTACTCCGCAGGACTTAGCACCATATAAAACCGTTGTCATTGATACCGTGGGTGCAATGCTTGAATGCATTAAAACCCACCTGTTACTTACGGCAAATAACCGTCAAAAAGATGGTTCTTTAAAGTTAAAAGCCCAAGGATTAGCAAACCAAACTTTTAAGCAATACATCAATACTTTGATCAGTTTAGGTAAAGATGTTGTTTTCATTGCACACGCATCAGAAGATCAAAACGGTGATCAAATTATTTACCGACCAGATCTAGGTGGTAAAAACCGTAACGAACTTTACCGTATCGCAGATGTCATGGGTTATCTAACAACTGTTACCACAGGTGAAGGTAAAAATGCCCGCGTTATTAATTTCAAACCCTCACCTACACATCATGCGAAAAACTCAGGTGCACTAGGCGGTGAAACTGGTGAAGTGTGGGTACCTGATCTTAAAGCACACCCTACTTTCTTGGCTGACCTGATTACTCAAGCTAAAGATCACATTAACACCTTAACGCCTGCACAACTTGCAGCAGCTAAAGCCCAAGAAGAGCTAGAAAACTGGAAACAAAGCTGTGAAGAAGCTGAGCATGCAGGTGACCTTAATCAATTAACTGAGTCGCTTGATAAAGAACACATGTATTACCAGAACATGCGACAAGCAATGTTAATGAGAGCTAAAGCATTGAATTGCACGTTTGATAAACAACGTGGCACTTGGATTAGTCCCCCTGAATTTAACGGCATCTCAGATCAACAAAGAGACGAACTTCAAAACTTTATTGCTGAACGTGGCCTAGACGTAAAAACAGTATGTGAGCACTTAGGTATCGATGCCCTTATTCAAATTGAAGCAGCAAAACTTAAGGCAGTTAAACAAGACATTGAAACATTAGCTAAAACGGGGATGACATCATGAAAAATATTTTAACTGCTCAAGAAGCATTTGCAGCACTTCAAAAAGGTAAAACTGTTCTATGTCGTCCTATTGGAGACATGTTGGACTTTTCTGACTTAGATCAATTCCCCGCTTCTGTTTTTGGTAAACCGGGTTTTGAATTCTGCATCAAAATCGAAACTATTGAGCTGGCTGGCATTACATTCACAAAGCCATTAACTATTGATGAATATGAGGAAGGACAGGATGTTTTTGTAATTACTACATATTCGCCTTCTATTTACGTCGTGAATTTTAGAACCACCGCATTAATTGAATCTATTAATAGCGGCTTTGTTCAACGTGATGCAGAAAACGCCAAGCTTCAATTAAAAGCACTATCTAAAGCGTTAGGTTTTGAAGTTAGTGACGATTTTAGTGTTATTCGCCTAGGTGACGAACCAAAGAAACAGCGTGCTAAGAAATCAAAAGGTGCACAGACAGTAGTTGTAGAAAAGACTTCTGAAATTGTTGATGAAGTTAAACAACCTACAATTGTTATTACTGAGCAAACAAATGTAACTACTTCTGAAGACTCATTGGTGCAATCCGAAGATATTTCAGAAAATATAGGATCAGCTTTAGATAGTGCGATTGTTATTACAGAACAACCTTATGTGTCTTCACCTGAAGATTTTTTAACTCAGCCTACACCTGAGCAAGAAAAAAACAATGAGTATCAGCAAACCCTAGATACTCTTCTACAGCGTGTAAAAGAGTCAAAAACACCTGCAGAAGTAAATGCGGTTTATCGTTATACCCGCACATGGGATGACGAACAAATGAAGCCTATCCTTCTCGCCACTCACAAACGTCTTGAAGAGCTAGAAAAAGAAAAGGCATCTGCTAATGAGCCACCCTCTTTAATGGTTCAAATCCAAACTGCACCAGACCTTACAACGCTAGATGCTTTGGAAATAGACGTGGCTGCACGAGATCCGCAGATTCAACCGAAGCTAATGGGGTATGTGAGAAAACGCCGCTATGAATTAGAGAATCCTACACCTACCCAACCAGAAGCAGAGCCTGATTATCTATTAGGAGACGGTTTCTAATATGAAAGATCAGTACAAGAAAGTGAGCCAAAAATACATGCTTGGTTTTATGTACTACTTGCAATTGCTGGGCTACGTAATAGTCCGGCAAGGCATGGATCAAGCAATGTTTCTAACAAAGCATTATGCGGTACCAGTCGCTTGGCGTCGCGTAACAATCGACTATCACAACCGATTAAATAAACCTGCCCAGCAGCTTTATAAAGAGTTTGTTGAGTGGACTAAAGAAGAATATTTGAGGGCTTAGGTAATGATTGATTTAAAAACAAAACAAGCTTTTTGGTCTGAACAATTACCTTTCTTTAAAGAAAAATATTGGATTCCCGGACATCTAGATGTACTCGAATTTGATATGAATGCTGGTTGTTTTGATATTGCTGAAGGCGTCAAAACTGATCTAAGTGAAGAAGACCTTTTTGATGTTTACCATCGTGTAAATAGTGGTTGGGCAATGTGGAAAAAAGCCGTGAATTTCATGAAATCCAAAGTTCCAACGTGGATTAGCGTGAATGATGAATTGCCACCTACTGACATAATGGTACTTATTTGTTGGGCAGATGCTCCTGATGTCACCCCAGAACAAGACTATATGACTATTGATGAGGATTTAAATAGCGTATGGGCAAACTATCAAAATGATCCACCTTCACATTGGATGCATTTTCATAGTGTGCCAAACGTATCGGGAGCTGAACAATGAGCATAACACTTAGCGGTCATCAACTAAAAAGCCTTCTCGAATTTGTAAATCCAGATGGTGAGAAAGATTTAGATCAACTTGATACTGAACTAACAATTAAATTCTTTGAAGTTGGCCACAGTGGAAAAGGCTATTACTTTTGGATGACCGAATATCCAGAAGAAGGTGCAATGAAGTTGGATATTGAATCGGGAGCTGAGGGATGAGTGAATTAGAAATACTTGAATCAGCACCCAAAGATGCTACCCATTATTTTCTTGTGCCTAATGGATCTGGTGAACCTTATTACGTTCTTGAAAAAGAAAAAAAGTTCTACTGGTTTCACGGTCAGGATGAAATAACTAAGCCACACATTTTGAGTTGGATTAAGTCAATTGAATCACTGAAAGAAGTTAAAGCGGAAAGTAAGGAGGAGTAAATGGGACAAATAGTTAAAATAGAGGCTAGCATTCTAGAAAAGATTGTTGCTGTAGCTGAACGTATTGCTCAGTCAAAAGAAGAACGCCGAGTTGGTCGTGAAGAATTTGCACACATGCTCAATATCGAACCTGAAACTCTAGACGCTCGGATTCGTGAAGGCAGATACCAAAGGCCATACAAGGATGGGCGAAAAAGTTTTTGGTTATTGTCCTACGTGCAATCTGTCGTTACAGACACAAAAGAATCTGGTAAAGTAGCCACCTATTGAGGTGGCTTTATTTTATACAATGAGATAGGTACTTTTTCAATATTGAGTACCAAATTGAGTATCAAAATCACCCCAAAATAAAATCCCTTTATATATTAGTGAGTTGAATCTAAAATGCTTCTAATGATCGACAATTACGACTCTTTTACCTACAACATCGTTCAATACTTTGGCGAGTTGAATCAGGAAGTAAAAGTAGTTCGCAATGATCAAGTCACATTAGAGGATATTGAACGATGGCAACCAAAATATCTTGTGATTGGTCCTGGCCCTTGCTCTCCAAGCGAGGCAGGTATTTCAATTCCTGCAATTAATCATTTTGCCGGAAAAATTCCTTTGCTTGGGGTGTGTTTAGGCCATCAAAGTATTGGGCAAGCTTTTGGCGGAAAAATTGTAAGAGCCAAAACGGTGATGCACGGACGTTTATCTGATATGTACCATAGCAATAAAGGTATTTTCAGTAATCTTCCTAGCCCATTCTCGGCAACTCGTTATCATTCATTAGTGATTGATCAGGAAACGCTACCTGACTGTCTTGAAGTAACATGCTGGACCAATGAAGCAGATGGCTCAATGGAAGAAATTATGGGCGTTAAACATAAGACACTTCCTGTTGAAGGCGTACAATTCCATCCTGAATCCATTTTGAGCCAACATGGCCATCAAATCTTTAAAAACTTTTTAGACATCTATGCATAA